ATATTCTTTCTTCGCCATAAATTACCTTTCCTTTCTACAATATAGCCTGAACAACTTTATTGTACACGGAAAGGTAATTTTTTTGTATAACAATCGACGCGCACCCGCATAGCGGGTGGTTCATTGTTTCGCCCATCTCCATTTTTCGGAACAACGAAAAACTCCAATGGGCTCAACAGACTAAAGTCCATAACATAAAAGAGGACCTTTCGTTCATTTTGAACGAAAAGTCCTCTTTTTCCGTAGAGTCTGTTATTTCACAGCCCCTTTTAAAGCAGGGGATGAGGGACTCGAACCCCTGTACAGCTTTTTATATAGAAGAAACTCTTTTCATGTACATGCGAAACATCGCATAAATACTGGATTCTTTGCTTTTTCGATTACACCAAAAACGAAACATTTATACCGATATGCAACACGATGCAACACGAAATGCAACACGAAGATGATACAATATTCCCTCCCAGATTGCCAGTCTGGGAGGCTTTTTCTTACTGAATCAGAGACTTAAATGTATTATATCCTGCGATTCCATCCACAGTAAGCCCATGATCTGCCTGATACTGTCTTACTGCTTTTTCGCATCCGGCTCCAAAATGTCCATCAACGCCATTGCAATAGTATCCTTTTAACATAAGAAGAATCTGTAAGGCAGTAACCATATACTGTTTTTCTCCCCCGCGGACTGTATGTTTGCCTAATGCAGATTCAGACTTCTTACCCCATTTTCCATCCAGGGCAAGTCCTGCGCCATAATCAAGGTTCATAGCCTGTTGTAGAACCCGTATTCCGGCCTCTTTTGTTCTTGGCCCCCTAATGCCATCTGCCCCTAATCCAGGCATTGCAAAATTACGGGCATGAATCTGTCCATCTCGGATTATTGGATTTGCACCTGTGCTCTCTTCTGCCTTCGGTTTGTTACTGTATACCGTGTTTCCAGCCTCATCATAGACAGAATATCCCTCTTTGCATTCTTTTTTCGCGCTTTCCAGATTTCTGTATGCCCCAATCTGGCTTTTTGCATCTGACCAGGATTTACGGATTCTATACAATGTTCCAGAGGCAGGTGGTTTGCTTTCGCTTGTCTGGTTTCCATTTAATCTTCCATTTACCTGTTCTGCAATCCAGGAAAACTTGCTTGCCAGATAAGTGCCAGGGCAGCCAGTAGGCGCAAACCATCTGTGCATGGTAAGGTTACCTCTGGTGTCACCTGTATATACCAGTTTTGGAATACCATTTCTTTTGCAGATGTCTACACACAAATCAACCAGTTTATTAAGCGCTTTATCCGATACTGGCCAAGGCTCTCCTGTGGCACTGTTGGCCACTTCGATTGTCACTGCTCTATGGTCATTTGCAGAGTTGGAGGAACACCAGGAACGGTCCTTCTCTTCCACATACATTCCAACCCTTCCGTCATTTCCAATACCGTAATTCGCACTTGCTTTCCTGGATGCAGGGGCGAAAACATTGCCGCACTGCTCTACGGTTAAGTTTCCAGCCATGTGGTGGATAGTAATACGGTCAATTTTATGGTTTCTTGGGCTTGTCCTGTTCGGTGATATTTTTGTGTAATTTACTAATGGACTATTGCTCATATTTTTCTTCCTTTCTGCCGGTTGCGCCGGCGCAACAAAATAGAGGGCTTTATTTGCCCTCCGTAACCTCTGGAATACCTGCTACACTGGTAAGTACGCTTACCACTCCTGCCACAACTGCACTGGATACTACCATCTTCCAATCTACTGCGGAAATGACTGCTCCTGTGCCAATCACTGCCACGGCTGTCTGTGCCATGGTTTTAACTGCACGGATTCCTGCTGCTTTTAACCACTTCTTTGTATCCACTGATACTTTTAATACACAATTCTTAAACATATATATCTTCCTTTCTACAATCCAATCTGTGCAACTACAAGTCCAAAGACTGCTCCGATTGCTAATGTTAATAAGTACCACTTTACTTTCCTCCAGGTGTCCCCGTCTCTGCTTTCCAGTTCTTCCAGCCTGGTTTCCTGTCTGGACTGGCTCTGTGCCATCTGCTCCACGGACTGGGCAAGGCTCTGCACGCTGGCAGTCAGTTCCCCAATCTGCCGGACAGTTTCTTCCAAATCGCCCAGCCTGTGGTTCATTCTCTTATGCTCATCTTCCATTCTCCTGCGGAATTCCTCATGCTCCGCTCTGGTAATAGGTGTGTCCATATGCTGTCTCCTTTTATTTTTTTTGCAATAAAATAAGACCCTTTAAGGTCTTGCTCTGATTTCCATTTTACATTTTCCTCCTTATTATTTTTATATATTCTCTTTTTCCCGTATTTACTGGGGTTTTGAGACTTATATCTTTTAAAATATTTATTATTTTTGATAGTTTTTAATATCTTTTGTTCTCTTAGGTATAAAAATAGGTATATTTTCCAAAAAACACGCATTTCAATATACCTACCTTTTTAGCAACAATAAAATAGGGTAAACCGACTTCTCGGAATACCCTATTTTTCCTATAATTTAATAGTATCTGCAAGTTTCATCATGGAATCTCTCTTCGTTTCTGGCGACACATGAGTATAAATATCCGCAGTCATTTTTATACTTGCATGTCCAAGAAATTCCTGCATCACCTTCAAATCAACTCCATTCTCTAATCCTCTAGTTGCAAACGTATGTCTTAATGCATGTGGATTTACATGCTCAATTCCAGTTTTTTTACACATTCTTCTTAAAGTTTTATCTACTGATGCTCTTCTTACCTGCTCACCATTACGCCCACAAAAGACCAGTTCACTATCTTGATACGCTGCTTTGAATTCTTGTTTTTCCTTCTCTTGCTTAGATTTAACATCTAAAAGCATATCAACTAAAGAAGGGAGAAGCGGAATTGTTCTCTTACTCGTTCTACTTTTAGGACTTTGAAAACTGCCTTTTCTATGAATGCACTTTCCATCAATATATTCAACAACCTCTACGTATGTTCTATTCACGCTTAATGTATTACTTTCAAAATCAATGTCACTCCATGTAAGTCCCATTGCTTCTCCAATTCGTAGGCCTGTTCCCAACATTAATAAAATCATATTGCCATATCTATATCCTTTTGCGACCTCCATCAATTTCTTTTGTTCTTCAACTGTAAGTACTCTACGTTTAACCTCCTGCCTTAAAGGCATCTCAACTCTTTTTGCAGGATTTTTCATTATAAGCCCATTATCGACTGCTTGTTCAAGTGCAGACTTTAATATGGCTACAATCTGCACAATATAACTGGTTCTTATTCCTCTATCAACTAAATTATTTACAAAATGTTGAACCATATCATTGCGAAGAGATTTAAGTTTGTACATTCCTAGTTCTGGTACAATGTGTTTTATAACAATACACTCATAAGCAGAATATGTAGTTGGTTTAATAGAGTTTCTCTTATAGTCTTTAAGCCATTTCTGTGTCCATTGCCCCACCGTCATCTTATTGGGTTCTATGTAGATATTATTATTTATATCGTTAAGAGCTGCTGTAAGCTTCTCCTGCACTTCCTTTCTGGTCTTTCCATAGAATGCCTTCCTTTTTTGTTTCCCATCAGGTGTCTTACCCACAGTAATTCTTGCCCACCAGGTGCCATCTGGACGTTTGGAAATACTTCCTTCCCCTTGTCCTCTTTTAGCCATGAAGCTCACCTGCCATTTCAAGAGCACGTTTTCTTCTACGCTCAATCTGCTCTGGAGTGTTGGTTAATTCCATCCAACGCTCATCAGACATCATCTTAATGTTAAGAATCGGAATTTCATGCCCTGCCTTGATTAAATTTACTTTTCCGATAACTGGATAATCTACTCCATTTATAGTCATTTTTTCTATACCTCCTGCTAATTATGCAAAACTCTAAATATACTGCGAAACTCCCAGTCCTCCATGTACATCCTTTCATGGATCACTTCCAGCAAAGGATCATTATTGGGTGGAACGTATTCATTCCGGACATAATTTTTGCAAATCATTGTCTTGAGCCCTATGTAAATCATCATTGGTAAATAGCCTCTGCATGCTGCAATATCATACAATAGCTCCAGTCCATGCTTATTTATGGGACTTTTTGTCTTGTATTCTGCCAGAAGTTCATTAATCACATCTTGTTTCTGCACGATACACCTCCCAGCCAGTTTTCCCTGGTATGGAATAACAACGGTTTCGTAATAGATACAGGCAAGAGGCGTCGCCCACTGAGGTTTCGTCAGCCATTTAGGTATTTTATGTGTCATACATTATTTTCCCCTTTTTCAATTATTTACTTGATACAAGGGCATTAGCAGTGGTATAATTCTTTTGTTAAATAAGCACTGCATTGCCCTTGTGGTAATGCTATGAGTTCGCTGTTACGCCAATAGCAGCGGACTCCTTTTTTCTTAAATACGTTCTAAACATATTCTCTACATGATTGACATTATAAGACAGTATTTCAAAAGTATCATATAATTCATGATTTTCTCCTAAATCTTTTTTAATCCGATATACCTCCAGCCATATATTCTCTAATTTACGAAGCATTTGCTGTTCCTGCGTTTGGTTCATCTTAATACCCCCAATCTGCATGTACTGCATTTGAAATATGAGTATTCAGCTCCATTGGTGAATGATAAAGCATTGACAGTATGTATGCCTGCTTTTTCTTTATCCGTTCCCCATGTGCTTTAAACTGGCTCAGGACGTGTTCCATATCTGCATAGGTTAATTTCATCAGGTTACTCTTTACAAGCTCCCTAGGCTTACTTTCGCCGTTTATGCGGACAGTTTTGCTCTGTGACAGCAGTGCATCTAAGATAATGCTTACAAACTCATCAATCAGCTTTAAATCATCAGCATGAGCAACTTTCAGACTATCATAGTCTATGTTCTCATGGATCAGATTTATAGTTCTTTGTATTTTTAGCTGTCCGTCAATTTCTTTCTGACAAGACGGAATGTTATTTTTAAATCTGTTACTTTTAATACTGTTATTTTTAGTGTCCTGCTTGACGGTGTCCGGTAAATCCGTATGCGGTAATTTATGACATGGTACCGTATCTGTATTTTTAGGATACGGTAAAGTTTCCATTAACGTATATATATTATTCCGAAAAGTTCCATCCTTACTTTTTTCTTGAACGGTTTGCACGTATCCATATTTTTTTAACAGATTAAAATGTTTATAATAACTATCTTTACTGATTTTTAAATCTGACACTATTTTTTCCCTTCCCGGAAATGCTGTTCTCCCTGCTCCCGCATAACTACAGAAGTAGCTATAAATAGCCTTAGCTTGAATAGTAAGACGTTTGTCCTGCATTACTAACTTTGGAATAATTCCAAAACCTAGTGAGTTGATTCCCTGTACCTGAATAAAATCATTGGGTTCATTCATATTAATCTCCTCACCATAATTTTTTTCCTTTATGAGCCATCAAAAACTCCCAGAAGTCATCTCTTGGGACTACCATTCTCTTTCCCATCTTCAGAGTGGGACATCCCTGGATATGTAGTATCTGGTAAGCAACTGCTTCACAGACATTTAAGAGTTCTTGAATGTGTCTCGCCTGCAGAATTGGTGGGTACTCCTCAATTTCTTTTGGTCTTGCATTGGCTACTTCATACATTCTTGCCATAATATTTCCTCCTTGTCTTTTCCTTTGATATATAAGGTTGTTTTGAACAAACAAGGTAGAATTATGCCCACGATGGAAATAGACCTGTAAATGACTTAATAAAAATCCATGCTTTTTTAAAGGCATCTGACAAGCTATAATTGAGCTTTCTGAGTTTATTCGCCATTGTAGCAACTGCTTTACGAATCACTTTAGACTTTGAGCCGTTTATAACTGTTTTTACAAGTACAACTACCGTCTGGATAGCTTCATTAGCAATTTCAACTTCCTGCATCTCTGTCAATACTTCAATGATTGCTTCTAGTATTTGATATCTGCATTAGATTGATTAATTTTGTATTTTGCTTCCCAACAAAGAGCCTTCTCTTTCCAGTAGTTAATTACTTTCTTTTCATGTTCAATTGCTCTCTGTGCTTTTTCAATGTTCCAATCACCATTTTCAATGCTATTTAAAACTCTTTCTCTCATTTCCTTTGTCATTTTGATTTCCTCCTTGATTTGTTGTATCAACCTTATGAACATAGTATATCACTAACATTAGAGATAATCAATTGACAATGTCACCAAATATAGTGACTTTAATTTGTATAAATTGTCACTAATAACAGAGATATTAAAAATCAAACAAATTTATCTCTTGTATTAGTGATATTTTTGTGATATCCTTTTGAAAAGGAGTGTGATATTACATGGCAATTAAGTATTATAAGCTGATTGATAAATTGAAAGCAGCGAACTATACTTCCTATAAAATGAAGCAAACAAAACTCATGGGACAGAGTACATATAAATCACTTATGGAAGGCAATGGCAGTTTAAGTCAAGATACCATAGATAAACTATGTAAAGAATTTAATTGTCAACCAGGTGATCTAATGGAATATGTTCCTGATGAAAAAAAGCAGTGAACCATGCCGCGAAATAAGGCATGGTTCTCTTTTTAAATTCAGTAGGTATAAGGTAGGTATAATCTACATAAATCCAATTTTTTATAAACAGCTAAAATCCTTTATTTTCAATACTTTTAGAATATGCGCAACGTTTCTGTCTTGCTTTTATTTCCATATGTATTTTCCTTTCCTGTTTGCTAAACTATATAATCCTTCAGCTTACTATTTCGTGATTTCTTCCATTCCAGAATCTACAAGAATCTGTGTAACTTTCTCTTTTAAGAGCCTTGGAACTCTCTTGTACATTGCTTTTGCTTCTTCAATCGTTTCTTTCATCATTATCTGCTGTGCCCATAACATAGCCATCATAATATCATCCTTTCTGTTTAAAAATAATAATAAATTAATAAGTGTCTTAGACATACACCAGCTCACTCATTTCCAGCATACATGCGGTAAGCATCTCTGTATCTTCTTCGATTTTTGTAATTCTTTCCTCTATGGTTTGCTCTATCACAGGCTCATCCTTTAAAAGTTCTTCTATATGTGCAATCTCCTCTTCAGTCATTTCCACATATTCACCATTTACATATTTTTTCATGATTATTCCCCCTCTCTAGTTATCGTGCATATACATATGCAGTCGCAGCTTCTACACCTATAACGCTTGGTGATTTCCAAGGGGTTAATGTTATCGTATTTGGCATCCCTTTTATTTTCATACTATTAAAGCTATTCGTGCTTATTTGTGTTTCGTATGATATTTTTTTAAGCCACCCATCAGCGTATCCTCCGTAGTTGTGCATGAATAGTTGCAGAAGAGTTGAACCACCTAAATACGAACCTGTCGTTACAAACATTACTTCCTGACTATCAAATTTCATTCTTAGAGCAGCAACTTCTCTTGGTTTTATCTTGATTTCTACCAATACATCTTTATATTCACTTCCGATAGGAATTTCAAACCCTGTGTCACTTTGCTCTATAGCGTAAGATTCGATTAGTTCCATTTGTTTTTCAGAACTTCCCCCCTGCACCTCGCCTGGCTTAACATTTCCATCTTCCCCAACTACAAGAGCTTTTCCGGCGTTTTCTGCACCCTGGTTCTTGTCTAGCTTAGTTCCCATCTGTATTTGGAAATCCTCCGGAATAGACTGCAAGACTTCTTTCCCTTTATCTGCTACCGCCTGTACTTGCTTCGTACCTTCCGTAGTAACGTTTCCGGTCTGAGTAGTTCCTTCTGCTTGTATTGCCTGTATCGCTTCGGATTTGGCTGTTTCTACCGCTTCTGTTGCTGTGTCTTGTGTAGTCTGGATATTTTCCACAGCAGTAGTTCCGGCAGACTGTACCCGTTCCGTCTGTGTCTGTCCTGCGTTGTTCACATCTGCAAGAGCCTGTTGTGCCTTTAAAGCAAAGTCTCCTACTTCTTTATCTACCTCTGCCTTAGCCTCCTCTACTGCACGCACAGCATTTTCAGCCGAATGATTCATCATTGCAATTAATTGTTCAACAATATCTTTTGTCTCTTCTTCCACTGCAACTTTGTCCACTTCCATGCCTTCCAGACTTTCACATTCCGTATTCAAAGTAGTGTTCCACTCATTTTTTATTATTCCATCTTCTGTTGTTTTTACTGCACATAAAATAAACTTCACATTCCCTTTATAAGCAGTTACATTTCTCTTAAGGAGCCAAGAAAAAGTAATATTATCTCCTTCTTCTTTCACATCTTCCACAAGATACTGGTCTTTCTTATTTCCAGCATTCTGATAATTTATGCGAAGAGAGAAAAGAGATAGGTCTACGTTATCTCCAACAATCTTTGGACATTTAAAGTACAATCTGTTTGTCTCTTGATCTGATTCTGTACCAAGGATTCTTTTGCTTGTAGGCACTGTAATTATTCGTGTCTCCGGGTTAATCGTACAAAATTCTTCTGTATCTGCGTAGATTTCTGGCTCTTCCTGTATTTCTTCCAAAAGTTCCTTTTCCAGTTTTTCCAGTTCAGTCATCCTGCCTCACCTCCACATAATTTGTCCGAATTCTGTAATCTTCGCGTACTCCAACCACGCATACCTGGAATGTTCTCCAGGTAAGCGCTTCTTCTGGAATTATACAGTTATTATTTTCTAATCTCACAGGATATTCCTCTCCCTGATTACGGAATACTGCAATTTTCCCGCATCCGACATATTCTTCAGAAAAAGAAAATTCTGCCTGCAGATACCCTTTGCTTCCTTTTACTAAACCCGAAAAATCACAAGATATATCTTTTTTAAGCTTCTGTGCCTTTACTGTAAATTTTAAAGCCCTCATACTTCCTCCCTTCCTTCTCAATACTTTTGACCATATAATTCAAGCACTTTTAAATTGCTTGTCATCCAAACTCTTATTTTTTTATGGTCTTTTGGGAATACATAAACAGTAGTATCTGTCCCAGTATTAAGCATTTGCTGCACACCGGATGCTTCCGTAGTCTTCAATAGCGTTGAAACCAAAAAGGTCGCATTATAAAAAAATCCATCATTACGCTTATAAACAAATATAAGCTTTGTATATTCCTCAACGGGAGAATTGATAATAATATCTTTCCCGGTTTCGTTTTCGCCGCTCCAAAGCAACTCTGGCCCTAATGACAAAGAACTTTCTGTAAGAACTTTCTGATTATTAGAGTATATATTTCCAGGAACTTTAAAATCTCCAGAAGCGTTAAATTCATATTCTTTTCTATTTGCATATCCACCTTGCATTCCAGTAACGATAGAAACGATATCATCACCCGTAACATATGTTTTTTTCATGTCACCAGTCAATGATGCTCCATCAAAATAATTGTCAACGCTGTTTCCACTTCCAATAATTACAAGTCCTTGTCCCCCTCCTATTTTCAGTCCATCACCATTTGTATTTCCTTCTACTAATATAATAGGAGTTCTAATTCTTCCTCTTGCAACCATTTCTAATCCTTTTTGTAACCGCAAAGCATAATTGATATCTGCAACATTTTCTACTTCTGCAGGCTTACCAAAGCTTACACCATTTCCTGTATTTAAAATATCCATAATATAATTCAGATAAGGAATATCAGATAACTCTGAATTTTCCCCATTAGAATCAGATACTGTTACTCTAAGATTATACGTTGTTTCTATAGAAAAATTTCCACCAATGATTTTATTTACTATCCCCTTCGTCCCAGAAGCACTCACTGTAATAGAGGTCCATACCGATTGAGTTGGAAGCTTATGCTCAATTTTTATGGAAGTAACTGTTTTATCCGTTTCCCAGTTAAAAACAACTTTTGCATAAGTACCGTCATCTTTCAGTTTTCCATTTACATCACATCGTTCTACTGTAAAATTCGTTATCCTTGGTTCTGTGTAAGCTAATTGCCAAATAGCATATAATATAAGATTGGCATTTGTACGATAGACATCTCCCGGATTATAAGCAACAGACGTGGAAGATGATGAGGTTCCCCATCCTAAAAATGAATAATTTTTTCTCACAGGTTTCTGTGTTGATAATGTAATATCTATATCGTGTGTTTTTACCTGTTCACTTGGTGCACTTGAACCACCATTCGCATTATATGTAATAGAATAGCCATTTGCTTTCCACACTGCATATAATGTGATATCTTGATTAGCAATATATTGAGCGCTTGGCTTGTAAACAACCGCTCCGTTTCTTGTAGTCGACCAGCCCTGAAAGGTGTAACCCGTCCTTGAAGGAACTATATTTGAAATCGAAAGAATTTCATCATGGATTTTTGTTTGCGTGCCTGGCGCACCTGAACCACCATTCGCATCATATGTTACTGTATAGGAATGTAAACGCCAGATAGCATATAATGTAAGATTGGCATCAACATTATAAGATTGGCCAGGACTGTAGTTTGCTCCTGTGCCATCTTGATTTGTGTTCCATGCAACGAACATATAGCCTGCTCTTGTAGGTCTTATTGTACTAAGTGTAAGAACACTTCCATACATTTTTGTTTGCGTGCCTGGCGCACCCGAACCACCATTCGCATTATAGTAAACATAACTTTTAATTTTTTGTCCGCCACTTCCAATAGCAATCTGTTCTGGTCTGATAGCGCCGCCACCATAGCGATAACTTCCCGAATGATAAGCAGTTATAATTGGATTGCTTATAGACGAATTACTGTCACTCTCCCATATTTGCGTTATTTTACGTGTATCTTTAGAAATATTAGGACAATTTGTACGGGATGAACCAGTCGTAGCCAGATATAAATATTCATGAGAGGACGAAATTTTAATTAAATCCCCAACTTTGTATCTATAATCTCCATAGTCTATACTATTTACTTGATGTGCCACTTAATGACCACCTACCTTTCTTAGTCCCATATTCCCATTTGATCTAGTAGCCCAAATGAAACCTTGTGCATCACCAATTTGTAATTCGTTTTTTACAACAGCTTTTTCTATATACAAAGCTTTATTATTGACATAAGCTATCCTGGAGCTGCCTTCCAAAAAGTCTACAGACGTATTAGTAATCCGCACTTTAAACGGATTATCCTCTTTTCCCAGTTCAATACAGGGGTCTCCATTTTCATCTGTGGTCATAACAATATAAGCGGTCTTTTTCCCCAGGTCATTGACTGCATTGTTTAGATTTTCAATAGCACTATCCACCTCATTTACTGTTCCAGACAGTTTATTCAGTTCGTTAGCTGCATTGTTCAGGTTCTTTTCCACAGCGCCTAGGTCAAATTGCCATCCTGTTGAGTTCTGTGTTAAGACAGTAGAACCATTCTGGTCTTTTACCATGGTACAAATAGAATCTGACAACTGCTTGATTGTGGATTCGCTAATGGAAAGCCGGTTTTCATTTTTCTTTGCCAGGTCAGAAGCATCTTTTGCCTGTTTCTGTGCTTCATCTGCAGAAACCTGTGCGTTTTGGGTATCTTCTTCCATCTCATCCATCTGTTTCTTGACCGTCTGGGTAATAGAATCCGACTGCACCTGAATAGCCGCATCTGTCTCTTCCTTTGTGTAATACCCTCCAAGTGTCTGCGTAACTTCACTTTTCTTTGCCCTTAACTCAATTTCCTCTGCATTCTGTCTGATGCTGGTCTCCGCTTCCGTTACCCGGACTGCAAGGGCATCTGCCGCTTCCTGGGCTTTGTCTGCAGCAATCTTGGCTTCCTCTGCCTGTTTCTGCGCTTCATCTGCGGCGGCTGTTGCTTTATCTGCTGCCGATTGTGCGGTAGCCGCATCTGTTTTCGCTTTATCTGCGGTAGCCTGGGCTACGGCGGCTTCTGCATTGGCTTTGTTGGCCGCCTCCTGGGCTTTTGTAACAGCCGCCTGAGCTGCTTCTACCTCCTCTGCAGTGGCATCCACCTTTGAGGTAACATCTGCCAGATTCTGTTTGGCAGCATCTAAATCTGTCTGGGCATCTTCTGCCTTTTTTGCCGCTTCATCCGAAGCGTTTTGTGCTGCAAGAGCTTTCTGTGCCGCCTCCTGGGCAGTTGCCTGAGCTGTTACTGCATTGGATACTGCCTGGTCTGCTGTTGTCTGGGCTTTTGCCGCAGTCTGGGCGGCGGCATCTGCAGTCTGCTGGGCAGTTGTTGCATTTCCTTTTGCTTCCTCTGCTACCTTTTGTGCAAGCAGGGCTTTATCTGCTGCATCGTTGGCGGCCTGCTGTGCTGCCCCTGCATCTGTTGCCGCCTTATCTGCTGCTGTCTTGGCACTGTCTGCTTTTGCAGTTGCATTGGCCGCGTCTGTCTTTGCTTTCTCCGCCGCCTTTGCCGCTTCATCCACTGCCTGCTGAGCCGCAAGGATATCTTCCTCTGTAGCATCCACACGCCCCTGTACACTGGCTAAATCCTCTTTTGCCGCCTGCAAGTCAGCCTCTGCCTTATCTGCTACGCTTTGTGCGGTAGTTGCTGCTTCTTTTGCCTTATCCGCCTCGCTTTGGGCTGACGCTGCTGCCTGTTTCGCTGCATCTGCTGCCGCCTGGGAGGCTACTACGTCCTTAGATGCCTCATCTGCCTTTTTCTGTGCGTCTGCGGCAGTCTGCTGTGCCTGGGCTGCTAAATCGGCTGCATTATTTACGGTTTCATCTATTTCCTGTACTTTAGATGCTGTAGAGGATAATCCCGCCGCATTCTGAGATATCTGGGTCTGCAGATGGGCTTCTGTTTCTGTAAGGTCTGTTTTCCTTGCATAGTCCGCTTCCATGGTCTGGGATAATGTGTCCAGGCTGTTCCCAAGGGAATCAATTTCTTTCTGTGCCTGGGCTGTATCCTCTTTCGCCGCCTTGGCAGTGGCGCTGGCTGCTTCGGATAAGCTTTTTGCTTCCCCAGAAGCCGTTACTGCCCCTTCTGCTTTTTGCACTGCGCTGTCTGCTGTGGTCTGGGCAGTACCAGCGGCTTCCTTGGCATCTGCCGCATCCTGTACTGCGTTCTGGGCAGACTGTTTTGCTTCCTCTGCTTTTTTCTCAGCAGTATCTGCTGCAAGATACGCATTGTCTGCGGCCTCCTGGGCCTTTTTAACCGTTGTTTCCAGGGAAGTGACACTGTCCACCACCTTGCCTACGGAGGCTTCTGCCTCTTCCGCCTTCTTCTGTGCTTCTTCTGCAGACTGAAAGGCAGTATCAGCAGATTCCTTTGCAGAGTCTGCCGCTGTTTTGGCATCTTCTGACTGCTGCAAGGCGGATTCTGCCTGTTTCACCGCACTGTCTGCCTTTCCTTTGGCTGCATTTGCCGCATTCATGGCATTCTGTACGGAAACCGTATTCTTGGCAAATTCTTCTGCCAGCTCCTGCACTCTCTGGGAAATACCGCCTTCCCGGATGATATGCTCCCCCAGAGTTGCTTTCTGTTCCTGATTGGTAATGGAGGTCTCAAATTTTAAGATTCTGGTGGACAGATATAATCCCCCCGCATCATCAATGATGTTAATCCGGTCACCAATCCTGGTATTTTTCGGAAATCTGGTGATATCTGCCTCATAGTTCACTTCCAGGTCACAGATTTCCTTTAATTTTCCCACTGCCCGGTTACAAAGCTCTGATTGGCTAAGGGTATCATAGCTGAAAGTTTTTACGATATGCCCCACATCTTGTTCTTTGTTGGGCTCTTTTGGGTACAGATACCGGCTCCATTTTTCCAGTGCTTTTCTGGACAGCAATTTTGTTCCGCTTACATAAAAGTCCCCATCATCATAAGAATAACCACTCAAGGTAATGGGACGCTGTTCTTCCTCCTCATGCCCTTCTTCCGGTTCCGGTGTGCCTCCTGTAACTTCCAGGGCGGTTGCCAGATTCGCAATGGTCTTTTTCGTCACAATGCTGTCAATTTCCTGATTCAGCCGGAGCTGACAGCCTATATCATGCCCGCGTTTCTTATGGATATTGATATACTTTCCTGTAATATCCATGCCCTTAATAGTAAAGCTATAGGAGATTTCACAGTTATCAAACTGGGTGGCAACACTGGCCAGACGTTCTGTTGCAGTACTTTCCCCATCCCAGCTTAATTTTCTTTTAAGGTCTGGAATCTCATTGATGCCAATGACAAAGCCGGAATCAAAGGAAAATTTCTGGATGTAATACCGGATAGGATATGCCTGATCTGCTTTGTATGGACCTGTCACTTCATTTAGCAAATCCAGTCCTGCATCTTCTGCATACAGATGCAATTCCTGTGCTTTGGTGTCATATTCCGATTCTATGATGGTATAAAATTCATTGTCACTGCCCTGCTTGCGGAGAATATAATTTCCCACCATGGCATCTGCCTCCAGTTTCTGTCTGTAAGCACCGCTACAGGAAATCTTACATTCAAAGGACGCCACACCGGTTTCCACATCTTCTATTTTTAAATCATCTGTAATCGTAAGGCCTTTTTTCAGATTCGTACTGGCAAGGCCTAAGATATTCATTTTTCGGTCTGCAAAATAGATAATCATAAAAACACCTCTCTGTAGCGTACTTTAAATGCAGGGGCATATTCTGCCGGCACCCAGTCAGAATAGGTAAAACCAATCTGGTTTAGCCCTGGTGTAAGATAAAATCCTTCCCAGTCATTCCCAAGAGCCCCCAGGGACTGGTTCAGAACACCGTTTAAGTAAACATTTCCCTCCTGGCAGTCCGCTTCCAGCACATCATTAGCGCTGAATTTATTCGGTATGTCCTTCCAGGTCTGGCAGTTATTCTTTACAAACTTGGCGGAATACAGTCCGTTAAAAGAAAGCCTTGGTCTGTCTGCATACTGCAAAAAAACAAAGGTAATTTCATGCACTGCCATATCCTTGATAGCGCTGCTTCGGAAGGTTCTCGTGATGCCACCCAGATTAAATGTTACGGTATCTCCCGTTTTCGTGATTGTGGAAGCAATTCCCGCTTGGAATCTCTGATTTCCATAAGAAAAGTCCACATCAACAGTCTCTACTGCTGCCCCATTGACAGAAAAAATAAGTTTCCCGCTCTTTCCATTAGAGCCCTTATATAAAAAAGCTCCGGCCACAATCTTTCTTCCCTGCCTGCTTCCATTCACCAGAAGAGCCTGAAAGCCTCCGCACTGGGAAACGCCGGCACTGCCGGAACCAATGGATAGCTTATGGGAATAGGATAGCTGTCCATTGACTGCTCCTGTTACCCCTGATGAATCCTGTGGAAGCTTTCTTGTGATAGAAGGTCCATACCACCCATAGCCACTGCCAAAATTGGAGGCAGTAAGAAAATAAGTCTCCGGCACATCTGCAATATACTGGCTAATGGGAAGATTACTGCAGGCTGTCTCCGACAGAACCCCTGCGCTTCCTCCTGTGCTGTCTGTCCGCACTGTTTTGAATTTGATTCCCGTCAAAGCACTGGCAGATGCTGAAAGCCCTGTAACCGTCACAGAAAGATTCACTGTATGTGCAGTTTTTCCTCTCCAGAACTCCGAAGATTTTTTAATGGTAAACGTCCGCCAGGAGCCTCCTAAATAGATTTGCCCCTGCAATGCATAAGGAGGGCCAAAATAAGACCCTGTATTCTTCAAAGATGCAGTAACCGTCACTGTAACCTTTACAGAATTGGCATTACGGTTGGTTGCCTTTGCGGTTATGGAATAATAAAACACAGGGGAACTCTGGGACGTTGCCTTATTGCTAAGGAGTGTCCCTGAAGTATCTTTTGGCGTGGATGGCACTGCATAAGAAGCAATTCCCATTCCCACATTTCCTGTCTGTACTGCCTTGGAAATCAATTCCACACTTCCATTTTGTGTCCACTGGGACTGTGCTGCACTCCCCCATCCAGATGCCCCTTCAAATCCTGCACTGACTAAGGTCTGTGATTTCTGATATTTTTCTTCTGTATCCACCTCATCCGGGTCCCCAAGCTGGATAATCTTCTTCGTTTCATTAAAAAAAGCAACAAACCCACAGTCTCCCTTCCCGGTAAGGGGATTGGATGCCGAACCATCTGCACTGGTATCTGTTTCCCGGTAAAAGTCTGCTTCCAGGACAGGAAAGGATTTATATGTACCATGGTAGTCCAGCAAGATGCTTCCCTGAAGCATATCCGGTATGGCTTCATACTCTACCACTGAATACTTAAATGGATCCAGACACAGGAATTCCAGTTCTCCTACTACTGCATTTCTGCCCGGTTCTACCTCCTCAATCAAAGAAGGGGTGCCAATAAAATATTTATCCGGCTCATCCCGGAAGATGAGCTGTGCATCCTCTGTATTCAGAATCCCCCCTAATTTGTTGTAGGCTTCCCGGAACTCTTCGTTAGACTTTGCAACAAGCTGATATTTCACGGTTATGATACGCTCCTGGTATCTCCTGGACTTCCTTGCTGAACCGTCCCGGATACCAGTATGGTAAGATTCTATCTCAGGAGACAGCGCCTCCCTTCCGGATACGCTTAAAGTTCTGTAGCCCGGTATCAGCTCTTCCAGATACTCACCGTTTATCTGCATGGCTTCGGAAGGCAGTTCCATACCTTCCGCAGCTTCTGTAATATCTACAAATCTGTACATACTGCCCTCCTTATAAGATTCCATGTTTTCTGCTGTTTCTTCTCTGACGTTTGTCCAGTTCTGCTTCGGTGTAGGGTGCAATCACCCTTGCGGTTTCTTTTCCGTCAATTTCTACCGGTACAATGATGGTGTAGTTTGCATTTTTTGTATATACATAGTCATCATCCAAATTTGCTGTGGATATATTTCCTGCTAATGCTAAATCAGGCTTTTTGATAGAGGAAGGAATGTGGATTAATTCCATAGACGCTTTTTTTGCATCACTAAACATTTTTTTGATTCCTTTAACATACCCTCCGCCCCAATACTGCCCAAGCTTATCAGAAACCTTGGACGGACTGTGAATCTGAGCTTTTGCACGTATTGCCTTTTCCGCTGCTGCTGCCAGCTGCGTAGCAATATTCTGTACTCTTCCAAGGGATGCCGCCATACCATTAGCTAATCCTGCTCCAATATTATATCCACAACTATATGCTCCGGATTCCGTTTTTCTTAGTGCAGACAAAATAGAGTTGGAAATCTGATTGGAAGTAGCTACAGAAAGCATTCCCCCAGATAAAAGTCCTGCATTGAACTGATTCATTGCCGTCTTTATGGTATTTGGTAATTTGTCTGTTCCGCTTTTTACACCATCATTAATTCCGTCTCCAACTTTTTTCCCTTCGCTTTTCGCTTTCCCCGCTGCATCCGAAAAGGTGCTGATTAATTTATTCACAGCCGACTTTGCCTTACTGCCAAGAGCATCTAACCCTTCATTTACAATCGAAATAGAATCCTTCATGCTAGTAATAGATTTCTGTGCTGCTTTTGCATTGCTGGCAATGGATTTCATATTGGAATTCACAGCTACAAGTGCCGCGGCCATAACAGCTGTCCCAGCACTCGCAGCTATCATGGCTACTCCAAACGCAGTTATCCCTATGGTTACTGTCACAATTCCAACTCCAAATGCTACAAAAGAAGCTGTCACCAGCAAAAGTGATGCACCTAGTGCAACTGTCACTGCAAGTAATGCGGTAAGAGCTACAGCACTGCTCATTGCTCCTGTACCTACCAGTGGCAAAGCAGATGCCAGTACCGTTACAGATGCAGCTGTCACTACCAGACCAGCTCCTAAGGCTATCGTTCCTGCAGCTAACACCAAAACTCCAGCGCCAGCCACCAAAGCGGCTGCACCTGCCACTAAAAGTCCTGCACCAAGAAGAATTGCGCCTGCACCTGCTATAGTTGCGCCTGCTGCAAATGCTCCCATAGCTGCTCCTAAAGCAAGAATAGAAACTGCCCCTTGCAATCCATATTCTGCAAGAGTTGGAAGGGCTGTTGATAAAATTACAATAGCTGTAGAAGCTAAAATTGCACTGATACCCACAAGAATGAGCGCTGCCCCAAAAGCAAGAAACCCTACCGCCCCTACGGTTAATGCCGGTCCCAAAGCGGCTGCGCCTGCTGCCAGAAGAGCAATTGCCGCAACCATTCCTACCATTACTCCAATAGCAAGAGGTCCTGCATTTGCCAGGGCAATAGAAGAAGCAGTCATAATTGCCATTCCTGCTCCTACTAAAACACACGCTGCTCCGAAAGCAATCAGACCAGCTGCGCCCGCTGTCAGAACAGGCGCTACATTTTTTGCAACCAGCATCAACGCACCGATTGCCACTACCATGCCTGTCATAACAGTAATGGCCAGTGGTCCTGCATTTGCCAGAGCAATGGATGTAGCCGCAAGCACAGCAAATGCAGCGCTTACCACTAAAATAGCTGCTCCAAGAACCAGGAACGCTGTAGCTGTCTGCACCAGGCTCTTTCTTCCTTTCATGGATTTCAGCAAAAACATCATTCCTACCGCAACGCCTGCCACCGCAACAGCCATTCCTATCAATACTCCAACTGCAAGCCCTCCAGATTCTGCTACCGCTACTGCCGAATGGGCTAATAAAGCAAATCCGCTACTTACCAAAAGAACTGCTCCTGCCATCATCAAGAATGCTTGTGCTGATTTTAGGATTGAGGCAGAACTGGATTTACTGGCATTCCCAGTAGCTTTTGTCCCAGCCGCAATGCCGAATAGCTTTCCAGACAGACTCGCAATTCCTTTTCCGGCCAACTTCGCTAAAGCCCCAGAAAATGCACTCACAAACGGAACAACCGTTTTCACAATCTTAAATCCCTTATATGTAATTAATAACTGTGGTAAATGCTGTAATACCAACGCTATCTTGTCTGCGTTGTCTTCTAAAAACCCTGCAAAAGTTTTTAAGTATCCGGCAGCTACCTGTACTGCATCTCCAAAACTCTGTACACTGGTATCAGAACCAATTTCCCCTGTAAGTTCTGAAAACGCAGCTCCAACTGCAGAAAGCGCATCCGAAAATGCAGTTCCTACGCCAGCCATATTCGTTGTGAATGCATTCCAGTATTTAGAAGCTGTTTCAAGACCTGTCTTTACCTTTCCTGCAAGAGCATCACCATCTATTTTATCAAAAGCGCCTGCCAGTTTTTCAACAGCTTTAATGCCATACTCAGAAACCACATCAAAAGTAGGAAGCAGTTTATTGCTTGCTGTCTCTGACAATCCATCCATTGCCTGTCCAACAGTCTTGTATTGTGTTGCCATTTTCATAAAAGCGTCACTGGTTCCCACTTCTGCTATTGTATCTAAGAAATCTTCTGTTTTAACTTTTCCTGCTTGAATATCTGAAATGAGTTGTTGTGTTGTTTTCCCCATCGCTTTTGCTACTTGCGACATTCCTGCTGGAGTTTGTTCCAACATCAATTTAAAATCTTCCCATGCTACTTTTGGTTTTGCCGCCATCTGAGTTGCTTGCTGCGAAAGAGTTTTCATGGCTTGTTGTGGGTTTTCTGCTGCTGCTGCTAAACCACCAAATCCTTTTACCAGTTTTTCTGTATTCTTTGTTCCTACAGCAGAAAGCTGTGCAAAAGTAGAAGCCATATCGGATGCAGAATAAACAGTATCTGCAGCGAATTTTTGCAAAGAACTCTGGATATCTGCAATCTCAGCCTGGGGCTTTCCGTTCATAGACATATTTCCTCGAAAAGTTTTCCAGGCTGCAGACGCATTTCCCATTTCGGATACCATATTACCAATTCCACCACTTATGACAGAAAAAGCCTTTTGTCCAGCTCCCATCATAATGCCAAATCCAAAGCCGCCAGTAACGGTCTCTTTCAATTGGTTAGCTGAATTTATAGCCTTTTTAAACGCACTGGAAAAGTTTGCATCTTTCGCCGATAGAATTGCCTTTACAGAAAAACTCTCTGCCATAGATTCAGCCTCCCTTCTTTAAAAATCTTCCAATCCCAGAAAATCTATCCTGAGATTTCTTTTTATTCTTTACTCTATCTATCTGTCTCTCATAATCAAAGAATTTACTAAACTTCTGATATACCGGTCTAGTTTTATTCTTACCTACTCTTTTTTCTGCTTTTACAGCGTAATTCAAAAAAGCCTGCCAGTGTGTCCAATACTCTTGATCTACCTGTCTTAATTCCAAAGCTTCCATAAGAAGCTCATATTCCGGTATTGTGAGCTTATTCACCTGTTCCAGACTTCGAAAACCAAGGTATCGGAAACAATTTATTGCTATTTCCCTATATACCTGTTCAAAATCTTCTTCTATTTCTCCGCATTCTTTACCGCTTCCATCTGTTCTGCTTTGGCAATGTCCCTTCTGATATTTTTCACTGTGTTCTTCGTAGCATTTGTTTTCTCTAAAAAATCCAGCACCTCATCAAACAGACTGTCAATATCCGTACTTTCTTCTTCAATATAGGCATCTAAAAGGGGCTTTGTAACTCTTGGTTCCATGCCTTTATTAGCAGTATCCAACACTTCTTCCAACTGTTCTAAATCTCCATCCATAATGCCAGCCACCGCATATCGCAGTCCAACTTCTTTACTTTTCCCTTTAATACCTTCTTCTGGGATAATAAGTTTTTTATTCATTTCTCTTAAAAATCCCATTCCAAAATTAAACTGATACACCTGTCCGTTAATTGTTAATTCCATCATAATTTTCATTCTCCTTCTTTTGTGATATCTTTAAATCCATACAATTCAATCATTTCCTGCTGTTCTACTGTAAGTGTTACTTCTCCGTCTGCTCCAGTTCCTTCGATTCCAAAGGTCAAAGAACACTCTACATAATCTTCTGCCCCTGAAGTTTCTTCAAACTCTGTTACATATGCCTGATAATATTTTGCTTTAAACTTATTACCCTCAGTTCCAGGCTCTTTCAAATTAATTTTCCAAACTTCTACCTTGTCTCCGTTGATAAGAGCTTTTTGCAGTTTATCTACCATTACATCCCCCTGTGCCAGAAGTGCTGTGGTAGTAATTTCAATTTCTACTGCTCCTGGAGTTCGGATTGGACCATCTTTGGTTTCTGTGGTATCTGCATCTCTGCTAATAGAAATACTGTTTTCTGTAGTAAAAGCCAGATGCGTAGCTGCCTCCTTCTTTGCATCAGCCAGCATTCTGTACATATAAACAATTTTCTTTCCAGATACCGCTTCTGAAAATAACTGTAATTTATATCTATTCATACCTGTTTCCTCCTAACTAAAAGCAAACTCCACTTCCAAAATCCCATGAAGAAGTGGAGTCTTTGTTGTAGTGTCTGTGATAATTCTCTGGTTCATATTTTTTACAAACCAAGAGTAATTCTTTGTTTTTTCTATCCTCCGGCACACAAGTTTGATTTCCCGCAGCATCTTTGATACTGTTCCCCGTTTCTTTGGGCTGCTGTGCCAGATATGGATAGAAGGGAATGTACTACCAATAACCTCTGTTTTTGTATTACGGTCTGTCTGCTGCATATCCCCAAGATATACAAAAGGATATGGTGTATTCTCTGGCGGAAGTTCCCCGTCAAATACGTCATATCCCAATGCTTTGATTCTTAATAACAATTCTGTGAAGATTTCCTGCTGTGGGTCCATGGTGTCACCTCGTCAATTTCTTCATGTCATTTTTGAACTTGGTTTTCTGTTCCTCGAAGGCTGGCCGCATATAAGGCTGTGCTTTCATGTATCTGGTTCCATATTCCACATATCCTGCATATTCTGCTGTTGCTTCGGATTCTGCGGTTAAACCGTTGTCTCGTATTTCCAGTCCTACGCTTCTGCGCAAGTTACCTGTGTCAATAGGAGCATTTCTCTGAGCTTTTGCCTGCATCTCCGCTCCGTTGTGGCGCACTACTTTCTTTACGTCCTCCATGACCACATTTTTCCTCAGCTTCTTTTGCAGTTTTTCCACGCCTACAATCTTTACTTTTGGCATCCCTGCACCTCCGATACAATAAACGTATGCTTTACCCTAAGCTTCCTGGAAACATCTGCCTGGTAGATAGTCTCTCCAATGCGTATGCGACTGAACGGGGCGTTATAATGATTTTGAAGCTGAATAGTAAGGCTTCCTTGTTTGATACTGCCATAGAGTAACTTTAACGTCTCTTCCCCTGTGTTCATAACAGATGCCAGGCGTTTTGTCTCCTGTATCGTATCTTCCCTGTAATCCCCTGTTTCTGGGTCATACTCCCCTGGAGTAATTTCCTGGAAATAGACTGGTGTATCGTATCTCATATCCAAAGAATCCCTCCTTTTGCCTCATCCTGGTTGTGGGCTTCTTTATATGCCCGTATATCGTCCATATAAGCCGCAAAATCAGATTCTTGGAAATTCTGGCTTTCTCCTTCTACCGTATGAGTAGAAAGCCCTTCTGAACCAATTCGATTATATCTGGCAATGGAAACTTCAATTACAATGTATTCCAAATCACTTCCAGGCTCCACACCTCCAAGAAGCACCTTTAGTCTGGATTGTGTAGAATCAAGAATCCAGGACAATTTATCGTCCATGGATTCATCTTCTTCTAAAAGTCCAAGCATCTGTTTTAATTTTTTAAGCATACATACACCTTCTTAGGCTTTCGCTGTTACAACAGCTGTTCCTGCTTTCATTGCCTGGTACTCTGCATTACACTCCACTACAGTAATGTTTTTTCCTGTTTCTGCAGTAATATCTGCAGTTCCATCCCACACAGACCATGTCTTTACATTCTGTCCATATGCAACACTCACTTCTTCTTCAGAAATTTTATACTTGTATGTATTTCCACCTGTCTTTGAAGGAGTTACAGTAATTTTAGTATCTCCCTTCTCAGTTCCAACTGCAGACTGAACCGTAAGTTTTCCCAGCTTGGATTCTGCCTTTTCTAATTTTGCAAAAGCTTCATCTTTTACAATCATAAATCCTACATCCATAGTGACTCTAAGGGCTACTAATTCCTGTTCAAACAGGTTCACCGGTGTACCATCCTCATTTTTCAGTGTAGATAACTGTGCGGATTCATCCAGCTTATAAGACATACCAAACGGGATTCCATAGTACATATAATCGAAATCTCCTGCGTAGAGATTTCCCTTTGCCATACCTTTCAGATCCACAACTGGGAGTCCGTCAATGGTATTAGCACCTCTATCATACAGGCTTTCCACAATTACTCCATTTTCAATTTTATGCACATTCCGAAGAGTACTACGGTTCTTTTTCGTAGAGATAAATGCATTTACATCGTAATCAGCATCGTTTAATGCATCTTCCATGGAAAGAATATTATCGTAGTTAATACCTCCACTAATCACATTGCCTGCTGCTACTGCAGATTCTTCCAAAGACTGAGGAAATGGATTATCTACATTTCGGATAGCTGCATCGTCAAATTTCTGATAGAAGGCTTCTGCAATCTTTGGTTTCATCTGCTCAAAGAAATCAGACATTTTATAATGCAGAAACTCTCTGGAACAAGGGATGATAACGCCCAGCTTCTTAGCAACCATCTTAGCTTTCATCCACTGTGGTTTAGAAGTCTGGATTTTCTCACCTTCACCTACCCAGTAAGCCCCTGGTCCTTTGGCAAAATATTCAAATTCTTTCTCTTTCCCATTCATTTCCTCGTACTTCGCAAGCTGCATCACTTTGCTGTTGTTGATGATTTCTTTTAAAATCAATTTATTATATTTCTCTGGGATAGTGCCATCTTTCTGTTCGTACATGGTTACGTTGTCTGGGTTGATTGTCTGTGCAAATAACTGCATTCCATACTTTCTATTTTTGTTCATGTTATTTTACCTCCACTATTTAATAATTCTTGCTTCTCTTGCCATATCTCCGATTCCTAAGCTTGCTTTGGATGCAGAAAATCCGCCACTATCCTTGGGAGTTTCCTGGCGGGCTTTTCCTTTTACCGCCTCATTTACTGCCGCATTAAAAAGTTCTACAAAGGAATCTACCGCTTTTTTTGTTTCTCCAGCATCCTTAGATACCATAAAAGCAAGCAGCTCATCAGAAATATTGATATTCTTTTCAGACAGCATTTTTCTCGCTTCATCCCTCATATTGGATAAAGCTTTCTCATTTTCCAGTTCTGCAATCTTATCTTCCAACTGCTTATTTTTATAGTCTGCTTTCTCCTGGGCATTCATTTTGGCAAGTTTCTTTGCCTCTTCTTCTGCCGCCTTTGCGCTCTTCTCCCATTCCTTTCTCATACGCTCAATATCTTCTTCGGTATATTTTGCCTCAGGAGCAGGCGGGGTCTCTGGATCTGTTACTTCTGGTTTGCCATCCGGATCTGGATTTGGTGGAGTTGGGTTTCCTCCTGGTTCTTCTGCAAATAACTGCAACATGGTTCTAAATACTTTGTTACGCATCTTTTTCTCCTTTCAAACAATTTTTACATAGTCTGGAAACTCATCTGCAATCATGCAGATGCCAATGAAAAAGGAATCCACCAGAGTTTTTGCTTTCCCTGAAAGATTCCTATACTTTATATCAGCCCTTCCGGGCGAGATATCATATTCTATTTTGTCCTCAGTCAAATCTTCTATGGATTTTACTAAGGTTTGTGTAAGGGCTGTCACTCCTGCACACACAATATCCTTGCCTTCTTCTGCATAATTCGCATGGCCGGATATCTGAATTTTATCTTTTCGGACACTTACCGCAATCATTGTTCCATCACTCCTTTGCTGTTCCGGTCATTCCCTGCCGGTGGGAGACTACTGGATCACCGCCTTTCTACAGATAACCGCTTACCATCAAAGCAAACCACATCACCGATTTTGGCTGTCTGGTCATTTACCTTCACCCCTTTCAATACCTCTGCTCCGTCACGAATGATATACAGAAATTTTACTGTTTTATAGTTTATACGGTCTGCTAGCCAGTTTGGGGCCAGCATATCCGCATCTTTGGTTATAGTATATTTTTGTATCATTCCTCATAAATCACATCCAACCCATAAGCAACTGCTGCATCATGCTCAATACGGCATCCTCTTGCATTTTCCCAACCCTTGCAAAAATATACTACATGACATAAACTCATATTTTCCAAAGATTTCGCAAGGAAACACAACGGAATCTGAACTACTCCACGCTCTTCCATACTTTCTTTGCTATACCACTCATCTGTAAACAAGGTATTTACAATCTCATAACCCTTTTCTTGTAATACTTTTATGGCCTTTTCTCTAGTTGCGATAATCTCCTCATCTGTTTTTTCTGCCATTGGCTGTGATAACATTGCTTTCATCATAACTTTTTACCTTTCTTTCTTAAAAATGGGTATAAAAATACCACCGGCCATTATTATGACTGGTGGTATCTACTGCTTATTTAGGTATCCGTTTTCGTATAAAAATATGCTTTCTTCGGATGTTAGTACTGAAAAAGGATTTACCCATGTATCATCCTCTGTCAACGGACCGTCATATTCATATTCCGATGGAATAAAACCGAGCTTTTCACAAATCCGCTGATACTCTTTTTCTTTATCCATCAAAACACCTCCAATTTAATTCCTGCATCATCCAACTGCTTCTTTACTTCTTTAGTATACCCATCTTTTAACAACAGGTCAAGCGCGGAAAATGCTAATGGAATAATAAACTTTTTCTTATCAACGGAATATTTATAAATTTTCCCATCATGACAAACAATCAATCCATATTTATATTTTCTGTCTATGCACGCCATGATATCAGGTAGACTAGGTGTACTGCTTCCTGGATGATTATGAATTGCAATGACAGAATATAAACCGGCATTCTCTAATAGCTTCTTCATGCTCTTGTTTGGTAAAGCTGTATTCTCTTTGTCGAAGCCCTTATTGATTTCAGCATTTCCCGTCTTACTATCTATGAAGGCTAAATCTTCATACTTTGTTCCATTGCGGTGTTCTAACATATCTAGAGCATTTTCCCATAATATTCTACTTATTTTTGAATCTCCGGTAATGTCCGAGAACTTTCTCCGGTATTTTGCAGAACTAATCATAGGCTTGTTAATGATAGTATCTTTATATTTATACTTTGGTTTGCTTTCTTCTTTTTCCTTGCTCTTTTTCAATTTCTCCCATTCAGCAGTAGTGCCGCCTCTATCTAAGAAGTCCAACCACTCCTCATATTCTTCACTGTCCTCCCAAGCTGCAGTAGAGCAGTGGCAGAAGGGATGTAAAGGCGGGGCATTCACTCCTGGCATCATATCTTTTACTTTAAAGTGTTTTCCATCCAGTCCTTTGCAGATTCCGCATACGTCATTCTTTCCACATGCTATGTATTCGTAATATTCAAACCCATTCCTTTCCATGGACTGTTTCTGGGCTTCTGTCTGTATTCTGGCAGACTCTGCAATCATAAGACGTTCTGCATTGTACTGGCTTACTCCAAAACGCTTTCTAAGATGTGTAGCAAGCTCTCTGGGATGCTTTCCCTGTATGATGTTCTGCTGCAGTAGTTTTGATAAATCTGCCTTTAGCATATCCTGGTACATCCAGATACGGTCTGAAAAGGTTGCATTGTGGAAAGAAGCATTTACAATAGCATGTGCCGCTTTAGCATTGTCCTGTATGGATTTTCCAAGGATTCCGGCCTGTCTTTCCAGCTCCTCCAATGTCTTTTCTGTTAATTTTTCTCCCAGAAGTTTTTCCAGTTCATCAAATCCACTGACCAGTTCCAGTCCAATCTTAGCCTTTAACAGTTCCAGGCGATTCACTTTCATGGTAAGGTTATAAAGGCGCATCTCTTCATTGGCTTTATCCGAGAAATCCTTTTCCGCCACATACTTCTTAGCTTTCCTAGCATATTCTTCGATATCCAGTTTAGATGCGCGTTTCTTGGCCTCCGCAATGGTAATCCCTTCCTTCTTCGCATATCGGACATAAAAACCATTAATTTCCTTCTGGATTTCATCTAACATATTCTGGTGGATTTCTGCTATCTTCTTTTGATACACTGCATAATCTTTAATATTCTTCTTTTGCTGGGCCTTTTCTCTTTTCTTCCAGTATTCCACATGTTTTCTATGTTCTTTGCTAGACATTTATTTTTCGCCATCCTTACCGTTCTGCTGCACCTGATTTCCAAACATAGAAAGCACAACTGAATCTTTTTCATTTTCTTCCTTCTCCGTTTGGATTTTTTCCAGCTCTGCTTTCACATCGTCAATGAAAGAAGCCAGTCCCATCAAAGTTTCCTGACTAATTTCCATACCGGAATCGACAAGTGTTTTCAACTCTTCCAATACAGCTTTTGGAAGGTTTGGTGTGAATGTAATGGTTAAATTATCAAGGCTCGCATTATCAGCTTCATTCACGTAGTTTTTCATGTTCAGAAGCAACCGATATCTTCGCATAAGTCCTTTTTTGAACCCTCGCTGTCCTGTCTTTGCCATCTGCTGGAATCCGAATAATTTGTACTTCATAGCCTCCCCTGACTGAGTGCCAGAAAAAGAATCATCTGTTAAATCCGGCACAAAGGAAATCTTATGAATATCTTTTTGTAGTCTTTCTTTGTAGGCTTCTGTCCCTGTTACATCATATTGCTTATAGATGTATTTTGCATCTGTCTGTGATTTACTTCCATCTGGGTTCACTCCTTCTGTTAAAAGCATTAAATTTGCTTTTTTCATTTTTATAAGATCGTCCGTTTTATATTTATTCAGATTTAGATTTCCTGTAATTATCATAGTTGCTTCATTTAAATCTGTCATATAATTAGCGGTATCTGATTGCGCTGCATCATATAAATCAATGAGAGGGATTACATCTTCGTATCCGCTCATGCGATATCTGTCCGGTGAATACTCTGTAATTGGCACTTCTTCCCAATAATGGTGTTCCCTTTTCTCTTCTTCCAGCCTCAGCGCATTCATCTGACATGGTTTATAGGTAATAATCTCTTTATCCGTATAGACAGTAACGGTGGTAAATTCCTGAGTTTCTACCTTGTATCTCGGATAACGTACCGCAAAAAGTGGTGTTCTTTCCACATCTAACCCATAACATACAAAAGTTTCAAACACATTACTAATAACAGATCTGTCTTTATCCTGTTTATTTCTGTATTGGAGTTCGTAAGCTCTTCCATACTTTTTCATGTCCCGCCACAACTCACTGTCCAGAGCTTCAATATCATTTTCCTTATCGTATTCTGCAATGATTTCATTTATTTTTTCATTATCACTTACTTTTTTGATAGGAACTCCTGTATTGTAACCAACATCAAATACATTGATGACCTTAGCAAAATTATGAGCCGCCCTGTGGTCTGCTCTTTCTTCTTCATTTCTCCTAGAATTGTCACTGTATATTCCATTATTTCTAGCCTTTATATAGTCATCTAATGCCTCAAGTCTGGGACATTGGACCTCATGATGGTTTCGAATCATGGAAGCCAGTTTATTCACATCATCCAAAATTTCCTCTGCGCTATTAGCACGATAGGAGCGGTTTGTCTCTGGTCCGTACAATTGCTGGAAACTTTTTGAGGTGTGATGTGCTGCATCTGTTCCATGTTCAAATTTATTTACTTCTAACATTTAAAACATTCCTTTCAATTTCTCTGCCTGTTCAGCCATGCTTTGTCCAGGTAGCTCAATTTCATTCACTGTCATATCAGAATAAATACCATATCGGATTGCACATAGAACATCATCATTTTCTTTTAGTGGTTCCCCAGTATTTTTCTTCCAGATATATTTATAAATTTCTTCTCTGAACCTTGGGCACCGGGAATATACGATAAAGAATTGTTTATTTGTCATGAGTGTAGCAATGGCTTCAATGCCAGAAAGTACCCGATTGTTCCCCATGTAAGCGTTAATACCTGCATTCTGAAACGCTGCAATATGTTCTGGTCTTGCTGGATCGCAATAAAAAGGGACATCACCATAACGTCTGATGATATCCTTCGCTACTGTTATCCAGTCTTTAATATACTTATGCTGTGCAGCATGTTCTTCAACAATATAGTAGCTGCTGCCTTTAACACCAACCACCACAATAGCACCCCAGTGTTCCCAGCCCCAGTCAACTCCGCAAAACACCCTGTCAAAGATGATTTGTTTTGCCTGCAATGGTGTAATCACATGGACATTCTGGTCAAAATCAGGATACACGACCCCTTCTCCAGAAACCCATGCACCATTAATCCCCCTATCGTAGAACATTCCTTTTGGTGTAGATTCTTTGATATTTTTGATATAGCGCTCATCCAGGAAGGTGTTATCATCCAAACAGAAATGGAAATTCATAATGCCTGCTGCTGTTGATTTTATATAATCTTTCAAAAGCCAATGTTCTGGGTGATCTGGGTTTGTATCTGCAATAATCCTGGCGCCTGGTCCTGAACATCTTGCCTTGATTTCGTCAAATACTTCCTGATTTGCCAAAGACGCTTCATTGATATAAGCACCAAAAGCTGTCATTCCTCGGATGCGTCCAAGTCCACTGATATTCCCATGTGATGTCTGTACTATCTTTACACCAAATAAAGTAAAATTATTGAATTTATCAAATTTAAATTGAAATCCATATTTATTGGATAATTCCGTCAAAATATTATCCTGAATGTTTCCCATGGAATATCCAGCAAGAATGTACTGTGGTGTATCAATTCCCAGTTTATCTGCAGTTTTTCTAACACGAATCAACTCCTGTAAGAAGATATCGTTATCCAACTGCGTTTTACCAGACCGTTTTGCCCCATGATTTATGAGCAGAAACCAGTCTGTATTTCTACATGCTCTTAGGATTTCTATTTGCTTTGGTGTATATGCTTTGCTAAGATTCAGCATCTAATGCGCCTCCAATGGCTTCAAACAGTTTCATCACCTTATCCTCTGTTTCATCCTGTCCGGAACCTTTTATTTGTTCTGTCTTAGCCTTTATATTTTCAATTCTTGCTCTTTGTTCCTCTGTTGCCATATACATATGTTCTGTAAGCCATTCCAGGGCTTTCATTCTGTCCGGCAGCTTTATGCTTGCGCCATCTTTACCCTGTTTTACTTCTGCAATTAGGGTTCCATCTACTTCTGAGGAATCTTTAAAACGAACAACATTCACCCTTTTAGTGAGGGTTTTCTTTTCTCCTGTTTCCTCATCTTTTATCTGTACCGGTCCATATACTGCCATCACTGGGACATCTTCCTGGCCAAATTCTACGAAATCTGTCACATCTGAAAAAGCTATATCCATGTACTTCTGGAAAATATCAGATTCGTCTAGCATTTCCCGGTTTAGGCGGTTTTGCTTTAACCTGATAATTTCTTCCTTTATCTTAGGGTTTCTTAGGGTTTTACTTCCTTCTGTCATTGCCGTTTCATAACTACATCCGTATGCCTTCTTATATGCCTTTGTAGCATTAAAACATTTCACATAATATAAACAAAAAAGCCTTTGCTTATCGGTAAGTTCAGTATTTTCTATCACTTGCCAAACCGCTTCTACAATGGCTTCTTTTTTAGCGTTACTTTCGTTGCTTTTTTGTGTGCACACCTTTCCTGTTTTTGTGTGCACACTTTTTTTACCATCCTTTGACCACTTATATCGGGTCTTCCAGGACTTTACTGTATTTATGGTCACACCGTATTTCTCGGCTATTTCTTTGTATTTCATGCCATTTAGGTAATCCTGATAGGCAAGTTCTGCATTTGTTGCTTTTACTTCTCCATCCAAACATCACCACCTCTCTTCGTTTGTTTTGTAAATGGACTCTCTGGGATTCGAACCCAGGGCTGCCTGGTTATGAGCCGGGTACTCTAACCTGCTGAGTTAAGGGTCCTTATGGGTAATAGAAAAGACACCCGGGAAGGGTGCCCCAAAAATTCATTTATCCTATATATTTATAAGCGGGATTGAGGGGAATGACCCCTCGGCGTCCATACTATATTAAACGATATTTTATTCTTGTTCCTCACGTCCGGCACAAATCCCACAACCGCCTGTCCCTGCCAACATGTCTTTTAATATATTTATTATTGTCGTAAGCATCCCTCCGGTAATGATAAATCTAAAACTTGCGTTTCCACCTAATCTATTTTTAGGTTTCGTAGCCCACATGACGGAACAACATCCTAAAATCATTTTTAATACAGCAATAGCTGGCTTTTACCATTTGATGCCTTCAGTATAGCAATTATCATTTCTCTTGTCAATTTTTTTATTCATTCTATTTTTGTAAATCTCTTTCTATCACTCTGAATATTCTTTTTAAAATCATAAAGAGATTTATAAGCATAACAAAAGTTAAATAATAAATGATAAAGCTTTCAACTTTGTTAAATGTCTTTGCAAATAATTCTACAAAACACAGAATCAATATTGTAATGCTTACCAATATTTCAAACATAATTGAATAATATGTTTCTTTTAATATTTTTGTTGATATAGCTGCTTCTGATGCGTTATATCGTGTATTACTTTTAACTTTCTCTCTCATATCCAATATCAATGTCAAAAGAGTAAAGAACATAGATGTTAAAATAGATATAATTATCGTAATAATATTTATTGCTGAATCATCTATTATTCTAATTTGTATCACAGCCACCGCTAGTAATAATGGAATTCCAAAATATGAAATAATTGCTACTTTAGAAATTCTACCATCCGCTTTTTTTAAACATAAAATATGCATTTTTATCAAATCAAAACAATTGATATACGTCAGTTTAAAAACATATCTTCCAATTAGGAGCAATATTAAAGCAAGCGCCAAAACATTCGCTGGACTTAATAATATCTTTAGTAGCTTTAATATATTTTCTATATTCATGGAATCACCCTTCCTCTACCAATAGCCCCTTTGCCATTAAATAAAATTCTCCTGTTTCTTTCATAGAAGCACATAAACTAGTAAATACAGGATGTCCACCTATGATATCTACAACATCTGTAATATCTTCAGTCACAATAAGTTTATCCACGTTTCTTAAACTTATTGTTTTACTTGTACGACCTGTCGCAAACTCCAGCTTTAAATCGTCATATTCAAAACCATCTATTTGCACCACCTGGTCATAACGCCTTGAACCATTTCTCCATTCGGTTAATTCTCTTCTTTTATTTTCCAAGAATCCAATTGGTTTTTTTATAATTATTTCCCTAGATGCCTCTGTAATACCTCTATTAATGCCATATTTTTCAGAGTCATCATCTGGTATAGTGTAACTAATTAGTCTGATTTTCTTTAATACTCCATGATTAAAAAATCTATCTAAGTATGCTCTAGGTACTATGGTTCCCATTTCAAACTTAAATTCGTTATCTACTTCTTTAATACACTGCATCAGCTGTTTGTGCAGCACCGTCTTCATCCCCAAATTACTAACTGACTGTAATATAATAATTGCACTATTTATTTCTCCAGCTGGAATTAATATAGAGAATCCAAAGGGCATAACATCAGCTTCATTAGCAGTTCTGTTATGTGATACATTCCCTGTTTCATAATCAACCAATTCTGATTCAATTCCATACTCTCCCGTTTTTACCCTTCCGTATAAAATTGTATATTTTTCCTGGTTTTGTTCATTCATTATACACTCGACGTTCACTTCATCGAAGGTAAATACTGTTTCTGCAAAATTATCAGTAGAATATGTTCTTACATAACGCTGCATATAACTATAAAGTATGTCTATCAAAGATCTTCCCTTTATATTATGTAATTCATATCTCTGATTTTCTCTATCTTGAATGCTAAACCCGTAAACTGTTAACCCAATACTTTTCATAAAAACATCCTCCAATACATTTATCTATTTCCATTTTATACCAATATCCTACATATTTCAACAAACATCTGTATTGAAGATAAGCAAATTATAGAACAAATGTTCTGTTTTCGCAAGATGGAATTCTGCACAAAAAATACCCCACCGAAGTAGGGCATTTTTAAGATAAAGTATTTGAGGTGACGGTCTCTATGCTTTTTCCTGCAAAGGCGTTACCGTCTGAGCCTGATACAGCAACAGGGCTGTGACACCCTGCTGCCATGCCATACAAGGGAGGCCGATAGTCAAATGTGGCAAGTTACTACCTCTGTTGCAACTTTACCTGATATCATAATATCATGAAAGCAGGTCGATTTTGTCACCATTTTTCAAATTATCAAGATAATGGTAAAACAATCTTCTGCGAGCATAAAACTCATTTATTCCCATAGGTATTCTTCCCAGCTTCTCATCATATTCAATAAACCTGTATGACAAGCCATTTGTTACACTCTTGATTATGTACCGATATACTTCTGAGGATGCAGCTATTGCAGCCTGTTCTATCATTTCACAATCTTTCTGATACATAACGTTTCTGATTGCTTTTGTCTCTAAGGAGTTTTCTTTGTAGTTACTTTTCGGCATACCATCATAGTTCATAGCTCCAACGTCTCTGCTTATCTTTGACTTCTTCTCTTCGTATTGTAAGCAGAAGGCCCTTAACTCATCATACCGGTTCTTGGATATTCCATAATCTTCCCAGGTCATGTCTCTTAGTCTTTTCTCCAATGGAATCACCTCCTGTATCTCTTCCCTGTCTCCTTGTCTCTGATTTCCGTCACTTCCACCCCGGATTTCCCTGCTGCCAGATTCAGCTCCTTAAAGATATTCCAGATGTGTCTTGGCATCCGGCTGGCTCTATGTACTGCTATTTCTGCAGTAGGGTCTTTGTAACCTTCTTTGTTCATCTGTGCTCCTTTCTCACATGCCCAACATACTTGCCTTCCCTCTGGGATTATTTCTCCGCAACATATGCATCTGTCTTCCATTTAGTCACCTTCTTTAAATCTCAAGTCTCAGCTCCAGCATCAGCTCATTGTTATGTACATATATCTCTGTCACATAATATTCTCCATAACTATCAAAATCCGATATTCTCGCTATCATGCTTTCGCCCGTTGGATAATTAAGCCTGATCGGTTGTCTTGTTGTTAAATAATGCGATATATCTTTTAATTGTAAATCCTTCATCTTATTTTCCTCCACTAAATTTCAGTTTAATTATCTTCCCACTTCTTTAATCTCTGCCCGCACCAAGGACAAAATCTAAATTCTGCATCTTTGTCCATATCTGAACCACAGATACATGTTATGCCATCTACATCAAAAACGTTCTGTTCGCACTCTTTCTCCGTATCACGCTCCTTCAACTCCATTACTTGCTCAGGAGAAAGACCTGTATCCTCATAATTCTTCAAAATCATATTCGCTTTTTCCTGCCATCTACACATTCCATATCTACACTGATCATTGCAATCATCATTTTCATAATTGCATGATGCCATCTCTTTTCCTCGTACTACTATCGTCTCTTTTCTGGTTAATCTCTCCATCTCTGTTCTCCTTTCCTAAAGGTTAATTTAGTTAATGTCCTGCCAGAAAGGTATTAAGCATATTCTCTTTCCAGTCTGGTTTGTCTGCTGCTCTGTATGGTTCTGGAAGTGGCTTCCAGGCTATTATATATTTCTCGTAGCACATAAATTCTTTACTTTCCCCATCGTATAATACAACCACTCTATCTGCCCA